CCGTTTCGCATACATTCTGTTCCGAACAGTTGCAGTATAAGTCTTGGACTAATGTCTTTTCCTAACTCTGCAGACCAATAAGGATCCTTTTCTTCTCTCCAGGCTCTACTAGTTTCAGTTTCGCCTTCTAGCATTGATCTATCCCAACCAAACACAGAAGCTACACCGTCTTTTAGCCTGTCAGCAAATGATAATTTTGTAAAATTATAGTCTTGAACAAGGATGTCAGCAACAGTGCCTTTTCCTGAACCTATCAAACCACAAATACCTATAATCATAAGAAATCCTTCAAATAATATATAGTATATAACTTTTATTTTGTTTTGTCAAGTACTTTTTGGTAGGCTTCTTCAAACCCGTCTTCGTGCTGATATGCTTCGTTATTGTTCCACATACGCTTAAAGTATCCAGGTGCTGATTCTAATATAGTTTGCTCGCTTGCGCCAAAGTGACCTTTAACCATCCAAAAAAGCCTATGGGCTTCTTTGTGGCTAAACTCTGCCATTATCCTATGGTAAATCCATAGCCTACACCGCCTGGTACTGCTGTGCTAACTTCTTGTTCAAGTTTTTCCATTTCAGCTTGCGCTTCTGCTTTTAGAGCATCACCATTTAATTGTCCGCCACCTTGTGGTCCTGCGATTGTTGCAAATTTAGATCTTGCTTCACCTAGCATATATTTGCAAGTTGCAACTGTGTAGTCTTTGATCCATTGCTTTGCAAGATAGTCATCTAATAATTGGTCATCTGGTCTGTAGTTATAACATAAAAGTAGCAGTGTTTCTTCAGTGCGTGAACGTTGTAAAATTGTAAGTTTTTTTGAAGCAGTATTCCATTTAAATTCTATAAATGATCCAAACATTCTACCTACTAATTCTTGATATTGGGAAAAGAAATCGTATGTAGCAAGTCCGCCCATATTGGAACTTGCCAACAAATATGTGTTTGTATAGGCTAAGTTGAACGGCTCAAATAGTGTGCCACCGTCTCCACCACCTGTGCGTGATCCTATACTTCTTCTAAATATTCTTCTAACTTCTACAATTTCATTTGGTAGTGTATATTCGTTTTGATCAACTATTGTAGGCATAAAGAAATAACTTTCTTCTACAGAATTATCAGAACGTTGTCTGAATCTTGATAATGCTTTTCCTAAAGCAGTTTCATAATGAACTGGATCTAGTTCAACATCGACCATTCCTCCGCCTAACATTGCGTTTACATAGTCAAATACTTCTTGTTTCTTTGTTTTAAGTGTGGCCATATGAAAAGTTCTCCACAAGTATTTATCTTACGCTAAATATGTGTATGCCAAGACTATCGCTATATAAACCAGAGAAAGGCAAAGATTATGAATTCATAGACAACAGAATCTATGAAATGTTCACTGTGGGCGGCACAGACATCTTTGTACACAAGTATTTAGGACCAAAAAACCCAGATGATGCAGACGCTACAGCAGATCAACCTCGTTATGATGCAGTAAAAGAAACTAACATACAAGATATGTTGTTTATGGAAAACAGAGATCGTAAATATGATCCTGATATCTACAGTATGCGCGGTATCTACAATGTGCAAGATATTGACTTCAATATGAGTCAGTTTGGTTTATTCTTATCAAATGATACACTTTTTATGACAATACATATCAATAGCAGTGTCAAAACACTTGGTAGAAAAATTATGGCTGGTGATGTAATAGAATTGCCTCATCTAAAAGACGAATATGCACTTAATGACTATTCAGTGGCTTTGAAAAGATACTATGTTGTAGAAGATGTAAACAGAGCTGCAGAGGGATTTTCGCCTACTTGGTATCCACATTTATACAGAATTAAATTGAAACAGATTGTTGATTCGCAAGAATTTAAAGAAATACTTGATTTACCAGCAGAGGCAGAAAACCCAGGTGGAAATACTTTACGAGATTTGCTATCTACATATGAAAAAGAAATGCAAATAAATGATGCAGTTGTAAAACAGGCAGAAGCAGATGCTGCAAAATCTGGTTATGACACTAATCATTTCTTTAGTTTGCAAACAGACGAAAACGGACAAGTTGAAATAGTCACTACAGATACAAACCAATTAGATGCTAGTACTCAAAACGAATTAGCAGATAGAGTTATGCAAACTCCAGAAAGATCTGGTTATCAAGGGTATCTTTTAGGAGATGGTATACCAACAAACGGTGAAGTATTTGGTCACGGTATAAGTTTTCCTACAGGTAGTGTAGAAGGAGACTTTTATTTAAGGACAGATTTTATGCCTAATAGATTATTTAGATACGACGGCACTCGTTGGGTCAAACAAGAAGATGCTGCAAGAATGACTCTTACAAACACAAATACAAGAAGCCATCAAAAGGGTACATTCATTAATAACACAAATACAGATGAAATTGGTGGTGAAGAAGTTAAAGAAAGACAGAGTCTATCAAAAGCACTAAGACCTAAGGCAGATAACTAATGCAACATTTTTATGACGGACAAATAAGAAGATACATCACACAAATTGTAAGATTGATGAGTAATTTTTCTTATAAAGATGGTGACGGAAAACTTACAGAAATTCCTGTAATGTACGGAGACATTACTCGTCAAGTCGGACACATCCTACGTGACAATTCAGAAAACAAAATACCTAGTGCGCCACGTATGGCTGTATATGTCACAGGTTTAGAAATGGATACAGCACGGTTAAGTGATGCCAGCTATGTAAACAAATTGAATATTAGAGAACGTGCATACGACTCTGAAGGCAAAGAATATTTAAAAACTGAAGGTAAAAATTACACAGTAGAACGTCTTATGCCAACCCCATATACACTGAGTGTAAATGTTGATTTATGGACAAGCAACACAGATCAAAAATTACAAATTATGGAACAAGTTTTGATGTTGTTCAATCCAAGTTTAGAAATACAAACTACAGATAACTATGTTGATTGGACTAGTTTAAGTGTAGTAAATCTTGGTAATATACAGTTTAGTTCTCGTAGCATACCTGTTGGCACAGAATCAGAAATTGATGTTGCTACTTTAGGATTTACAACGCCTATATATATTTCACCTCCTACCAAAGTAAAAAGACTAGGTGTTGTCACTAAAATTGTACAAAGTATTTACGATGAAAGCAAAGGTACAATAGAATTAGCAAACTCTCGTCCACAAACAAAAGCATATGCTGATGATTCTTTTCCTAGTGCAGACATTAGAACAAATGTTTACGTGACACCAACGGGTGAAGTAGACCGTATAAAGAACAATCGAGGTGCATTTAAAGAAAATACAGAACTTGTAATTGCTAATTCATATAGAGATGCAGGATTACTTGTTTTGGGCAATACTGCAAAAATAATAAACAAAGGTGTTGTCGGAAGTATGCTTTGGGAAACATACATAAAAGCATTTCCAGAAATTTTTGAATCAGGTATAACAGAATTAAGGTTGGCAAGGAAAGATTTAGAGTCAGAAGTTGCTGGCACAGTAGCAATAAACACACAAGATGGCACTGAACTAATTGTTAACTGGGACGCAGATACTTTACCTAGTGATACAATACTGACAGGTCCTAATGGTGATAATAACAAAATTCACTACATAATAGATCCTACAAAGACAAGTCCTGTAGATTTTAAGACAGCTGGCACAAGAGTATTATTACTAGGTGAAGGTATAGGTGATGCAGGTAATGAAGATGGAGCAGATGATTGGAAAAATAATGATGGTACTGATTTTGTTGCTGGTGCAAACGACATAGTTGAGTGGTCAGGAACAGCATGGTCTGTTGTTTTTGATTCATCTAATTACGAAGATACTGCATATACAACCAATTTAAATACCGGAGTGCAATACAAATGGGACAACGGTGAATGGATACTATCATTTGAAGGTGAATATCCAAGAGGAACGTGGCGTCTAAAATACTAAGATAACTATTTGTATGAATGAAATAGTTTGTAGCGGAGCGTTATTCTATAGTTTGGATACAAAACGCTTCCTATTTTTACACAGGACACAAGGAAAACAAAGCAAGTTGTGGGGATTAGTGGGAGGAACCACTGAAGACTCTGAATCTCCTTGGACTGGGTTATGTAGAGAAATTAAAGAAGAAATAGGCGATATAGAAATTAAAAAAACAATCCCATTAGAAACATTTATATCTAACGATACAAAATTTAGTTTCCATACATATTTGTGTGTTGTACCTGAAGAATTTATTCCAAAATTAAACTATGAACATGACGGTTATGCCTGGGTAAGTTTTAACAATTGGCCCAAACCTTTGCATCACGGACTAAGGAACACACTAAGTAATAAGGTTAACCAAACAAAATTAGAAACAGTTTTTAAATTAATTGATTTATTGGAGTAGATATGTCAGAAACTAAACAAAGCACAGATAATGTAAAAGAAAAAGATTGGGGATACGAACTTACGTGGGCAAAAAAAGAAAACTATGGAGCAAAAATATATGTTTTTCAAAAGCCGGGTAAAACTCCATTTGTAATGAATTTACAAACTGCAAAAAGTTATTTTGTAAATGCAGGTGTTTTTCAATTTAGATGGATAGACAAAGATGGAAAAATTTTTCAAAGTGAAGTTAAAGAAGGAGCAGTGTTAGAATGTTTGCCTGCTACACCTTATAGTTTAGAATGTACAACATCCAACGGTAGTGTGACTGAGGCTAATAGCGGTCATATTGAAAATGATGAGAGAGTAGTGATTACTACTGATAGATTCTAATGAAAATTTCTAATTCACAAAGATATATAGATGATGTGAATAGGTTTTCCAAAGCAATTAATAGTATAGAAGACCCTGTCCAAAAACGTAAATATCAATCTATGTTGGCTGATTTCAAAAATGAAATTCAATTAATAGACGATGCACACAGCACATTAAATCCAGATCCTCTTGCAGCTAGAGAAAAAGTAAAAAAATCATTAGAGTTGAGAAGAGATTTAGATTCAATGATCAAAAGTTTATCAAATAACACTTAATCTTTTAACTGTAATTGTTCCAAACATACTTGCATGTGATCTACATTGATATACATATGTAGTAGAAGCAGGATTTTCAGGCACACGCCAGTACAATACACCAGTATCTTTGCCTTGTGCATTTGCATCTAAACTTATTGTTCCATTTTCTCCTACATGAACAAGTCCTGTAGAAATTTCAGTAAGAGTGTTATCTTGTATTGCAAATGGATGACCGGGTATTAGTGTTAAATCAAATGCGACAGTTGCACCACCAATCACATAGATAGTTGGATTGTTTGCAGCACCATAATGATTTAAAAACCTATATGCAGTAGCAGAATCATTATCTACTCTAAACATCAATAGTGCTGGTTCGTAGATATCAGATACATTTAGTCCTGCTGTTGTAGCATCTGTCAGTCCACTAAATGTTGTTGCTCCACCGCCTCCACCGCCAGTACTTGCAAAAGTAATAGTATCTGTAGTACCGTCTGTTGTAATAGTCATGTTTGACCCAGCAACAAAAGTCACAGTATCTGTGACGTCATCTGCTTCAACTGCGTCATTACCTGCAACAGAAATAGTAGAAAACGCATTTTGATTAGCTTCTCCTTCGCCATCACCTCCACCGCCGCCGGTGCTTGCAAAAGTTATAGTTTTAGTTTCAGCATCTGGAGTAATTGTAATATTAGATCCTGCTGTAAAAGTCAATGAATCTGCAGGTATAGTAGCTGATACATCGCCGATAGTTGTAAAGTTATTAGGTAAAGATACAGATGATGTATTGCCTACTACATTCCAAGCAGTGCCGTCGTACTGCCATGTAGTTGATCCTGAAGTATATGTTGCACCATTGCTAGGTGATGTAGGAAAATTTAAAGCCATTATAACCTCTCAATGTATTTATGTATCCTTTGTTTGCACTGTAGGTGCAATATTTTTCATGTTAATTTGATTTTTTATTGTAAGAGCTTGTTTTGCATATCTATTATACAGCATTTTGTTAGATGCTCCTAGTAAACTAGTAGTGAATGCAGTATAATCTGTATCCGATGCAGTATCATATATTATGTTGTCACTAGCATCGGCAATTATTCTATTGTATAATTGAGATGGTGTTAACTCAGGCTTAACTCCTAAGTGCAAAGCACCTACTCCTGCAACTTGTGGTGCAGAAAAACTAGTTCCTGAGTTTATTGCAATTCTATAGCTAGAGTCTCCAGGATATTCTGCATCGTTTTTATCATTTATATTACTTGTTGCACTAACAATATTTGTTCCTGCAGCCCATATGTCTACACGAGGACCTCGGCTGCTAGATCCCGCAGTTCTATCTTTGTTTTCTATAACTGAAGTGTCTATATTTCCACATTGGAATGCATTATCTGAATGTGGTGAACTACCTCTGTGATAATAATATGTAGAAGAGCCATAAATTACATAATTGTCATAGTCGTCTCCTCCTACGTTATCGCCTTTGTGATAATCATTACCTGCTGCAACTGCAACATGCACTCCTGCACTTATCAGTTGATCAACATCTGCATCTACAGATGCTATCCTTAGTGGTAAGAATCTTGTTGTACCAATAACTGGTACAACTATTCCTGTGTTAGTCCAAAGATCTGCATCGTTCAAGTAATCAGCTCCCCATACCCAAATACCACCTCTATAGCTTCCTGAGTTTGGATCACCAGATAACTGACTTGAATATCCCCAGCTCATATTGACAATGGTAGGACGTTTGTATCCTGTGCTAGTAATGGGTTTTAAATTGTGCCATTCTCTAATTAAATCAAAACAATCACCAATTGGAATGCCGGTGCCACTGTCGCCGGAACCTTCTAGTCCTGCTAATTTTTGCGAATATATGTTTGCCTGTTTTGCATAACCGTATGTTTTTCCTGCTACAATACCTGCACAGATAGTTCCGTGTCCGTCATAATCTCTGTTGTGATTTGCAGGCATACTTCCTGCTACTGCACCGCCAGCAGCTGTATACCAATCTAGATCAACAAATCTATTTGTTCCATCAGTATTTTGCCATTCTGGATGATTTGGTTCAACACCACTATCTTGTATAACAATATCTACACCTTTGCCTTCAATTGCATAATCATAAAACCCTTGAGTAGTGGTACCTTCACCATAAAAGTTATTTCGTATTGACGACCTTTTTAGTCCCCAATTGACATATTGATCCCCATCTGCTATAGAAGTGGTTTTAGTAAAATCACTTATTTGTCTTTGTTTTAATCCTATTTTTATATCTGTTCTTTGATCAGGTGGTATTTCAACTGCTAATATACGCGGATCATTTTCTAATAACCGCGCTTCTTCATCAGTAAGCATGAAATGAGTTTGGCGTGTATTGCCTTTTCTTTGGTTGGCTATATCAACAGTTCTATTAGGTATAGGTCCAGCTCCAGTAGACGCTGTTAGCTCTTGTTCTACTTGTTCTAAATTAGCTTCTTTTGTAATAACAACTGTGTATTCTCTTTCCATTATACTAAACTAGTCCAGGATCCATTTTCATAAACTTGTGCTTTGTTCAAAGTTGTGTCGTATACCATATCACCGTTTACTGCTACAAGTGCATCTTTTTGTGTTGTAGTAAAACTTGGTAATCTAAATGGACCTCCAGAAACTATTACACCGTCTGGTGCTGTAAGTGTAAGAGTAGTTGCACTATCTAACTCTGGTGATCCTGTATTTGTAGCAACAAAATTTCCTGCATATGCTGTGTTTGAAACATTTAAATCATTTTCCACAGTGACATCACTGTTAAAAGTTGTTGCAGGAACAATGCTTATTCCGCTACTGTCGTCTGTTGTAATTATACTAGCGTCAAGTGTGAAATTACCTACACTACCTCCGCCGCCACTATCTTCAAAAGTAAAATTGCCAGCTCCGTCGGTAGTTAAGACTTGTCCTATAGTGCCGTCTGCTATTCCTAAATCAGTAAGTGCAGTAGGAATAGGATATGTTGGTTGTACCCATTGTATACTGTCATCATCTTGAATGTATACATATATTTTTCCTGTTTCGCTATTGAACCATAATGCTCCATTTTCGGAATCTTCAGGTGGCGTACTAGATACACTTATGCTACCGCCACTGCCTGTGCCTGGTTGTGCAGTTGTG